CATGTTTTCCATAACTTTTGTATTTGCGTGCTTTTGCGTTTGCTTTTGGCTTGCCACTGGCAGCGGATGCCTTGACCAATGGTGTTATTAACAATAACTGAAACACCTTTCGCCGCCCACGGGTTATTTCTAACTAAATCACGCGCTCGATTGCGCATAATTGCGGGATCGATAATTGCTGTGTTGGCATCTGTGGAAGGTGCTAACCAGTTTTTAGTCCGCGTCGATTTGCTCGCGGCTTCATAATGTCGTTTTTTAAGGGGAATCACATTACCGTTCATAATCCTTTACCCCCCAGCACATTAATCACGCGAGATCGGCTTGATCGCGAAGTAGAAACGCCCAGCTCAGAACGCATGCTGTCGATTAATCGTTTCATTTCTTCTAATGAGCGATATTCAACACGCCTGCCATTGTGCTGCATACTCGTAATTCCTTGCGAATAAGCAGTTTCTAATGTGGTTAATTGATCTTGTGTATAAGCCATGTTGCAATCATGGCATTAAGTTTGGGACAAAATAAGGCAAAAAATGAGAATTGGGTAAATATTTTTCTTAGAGTCGGCGCCAATCCATACATCTGTATTCAAGTACGGCCTCATGCCTATCACCCAGCAATTTACGCCATTTTTTTAATTCTTTTCTTGAATATATTTTTTTATAAATATTTGATGAATAATACCTATACGGCTTATTAAATATATTATTCATATTTCTAAATTCAACGTATCCAATATTATCTTCGCGAATATATATGGCGCTGGACCCTATAAACAATAAAGCTCTATTGTCTATGTGTGCTCCCCTCATAATCACGTATTTTGGCCTAAAAAAATATTCAATAAAATCTGCAATAAAAAACATAAATCCACCTTATAAAAATAAAATTACTTTACGATCCGATAAATCGTTTTTACTGAAAGCCCGAAGCGTTTGGCCAGAATTTCATGCTTAACCCCTGCTTGATGCAGCACCTTGATTTCTCGATTACGCATTTCGTAATCATTACTAGGCAAATAAAAACGCTCCCCGCCAAACTGCTGAATCAAAGCGTAGACAATCGCCCTTGATTGCTCATCATCATCAATAATCTCAGTAACAACACAACGCATTTGATTAATTATTCCGCTCATAATAGGCTCGAATTCTTTTTAGGTTTTTTGGGTTTGTTGGCTTCTGGTACTGCTTGGATCTTCTCAACCTGCTCTTTTGCTAATTTTTTAATCAATACTTCATCCCATCGCTTCTGAGTATATAACTGCAACCTTAGTTCAGGGTGATGTGCAGCGGCATAAGCATAAACCCAGCAATCTAGTGGCTCATTTCTTGCGCCACGGCGGTTAATAAAGCGGTTTTTACGCGGGTCGTAGGTTTCTGAGGTTAAGCCAGCAAAAAAGGCAGGCTCAAAATCTTCTGAAAAATGCAGTAGGCGTTTATCTCTTTCTTTATCGCCATCAGTGGATAAGCGGCCATAAAAGACGTGCTTTGCTGCAACGGTACCGACGTGTTGAATATGTACGCCGCGTTTATCTAGTCTGCCTTTCCAGTTTACATCTTGCGCTTTTGATCGGGATAAAATGGGCGCATTGTTGGCAACAGCGCCAAAAATTACCATTGGCCGCTTAATCATTCGACTGCGCACGTAGTTTTTTACCGCTTCTGTTCTATGCCCACCGCCATCAATCGCGGTGGCGAGTATGGGTAAGTAACCGCCATTTTCATGTTCTATGGGTTTATTGAGTAATTCCGTGAGTGAAACCCAAACAGCCGCATCAGCGGGATCCCCCATTAGCTCGATATAATCTAAACTCCATGCGGTCATGCCTTTACCCCAGCCAACAATATGCACAGCTAAACGGTTATCTTGGGTATCAACGCCCGCTGTAATCGCACCCACGCCATGCGGTGCAATGCGTAATTTATACGGCTCGGCTCTATCAGAAACAATATTGAGTTTTACCGCACGCATAACGGGATCTTCCCACGCTTGTGCTAGGCGATCATTCACAAAGGTTTTTAGTCTTGCGGGGTCGTTTTGCGCTTCTAGCCACATTTCTACTAGCGTTTCCCATCGCGGCCCTAATCCGATTTGATAGTACAGGCCATTAATGTGATAACCGCGCATTTTTCCTGCGGGGTTTTCTGCGCACCAGCGACCGCTGCTGATTTGTTGCTTCCATTCGATCTCGGTACCCAATGTGCCACAATCCTTGCAAACATAACGCGGATGCTGTCCATTAGCGCCCCATTGCAAGCCTGCCCATTCCAGGTGCTGCTCATATCCGCAATGCGGACAGGCGAGGTAAAATTTTCGCTGGTCGCTTTTTTCGTACATGGATTCTGTACGCGAAATGCCTTTTATTTGCGGGGTTGATATAAATAATCGTTTAAAAGTAGCGGGAAAAGCTGAAGTTCTACCCAGCAATAGATCAACGGGATCATCCCCGCCGGTTAAATTAGCAGCAAATTCGTCTAATTCATCGACAATTAAGGTTCTAACACTGGTTGATTTTAAGCGTGCCGAACTCCCTGCATGCTCTAAATATAGCTGTCCACCGAGAAAATCTTTGAAGGTTTTGGTATTGGCAGATTCCCGACTGTTTAAGCTGGTCATGGTATCGCGCACCGCCGAGGTTTCTTCAATCATCGGGTTGAGCTTCTGATTAATCCATTTATGCATGGATATTTCAGCGGGCAAGCACACCATAATGGGGCCGGGGTTATGTTCCATGGTGTAGCCTAGTGCGTTTATGGCGCATTCGGTCTTGCCTGATTGGATTGGGAACATGAGCACCACATCACGCACGGATGATCGACCACTGAGGCAATCCATCGGTTCACGTAAGGGTGGGTTACGATCAGTCCGCCAAGGCCCAGGCTCCGCACTGCCTTTTTTTGATAGACGGCGGTTTTTATCTGACCATTCAGAAACGCTCAAGTGCTTGCGTGGTGCAAAGGCTTTTGCGCGAGTGGCGTTGATGATTTGTTTGGCGTTGGCATACATATTAAGCACTCATCTCATTAAATCCTTTAGATAGCTCACTCAGTAGCCATTCGATTTGGTCCATTAAAAGCAGTCTTACTTTGTGCTCGTCACTTTCAATTGCCAGTTGTGGCGCTAATAGATCAGGCATAGATTCAAGGCGATTTCTGATAATGGCGTCTGAATCTAATACCGCCATCTTTACGTCTGCAACCTCAAATAATTCCTTGCTTCTTACTTGGCTTTCACGGTCAGCATCTAAAAATTTTCGTTTTTCGTTTTTGGTTTTCCAAAAATTAAACGAGCTACCATCATCATCTATTGCCTCAATCGCTCTAGCTGGCTCTTGCTTGCTTTCACGCTCTTTTGCATGCCGCGCTACAACACCGGCCTTGCTAGGGTCTTTGGTGTTATTAATTAGCTCAATGGATTCATCGACTAAAACTTTGCCATCTTGCATGACTAATCGCCCCTCTTTTTTTAGTTGAGTGATGTAGCTTCGCTTTACGCCGATCTCTTCAGCAAAAGCGGCTTGTGTTAGGGATTGGCTCATTTTCTCGCCTCAAACAGCGCACAGGCATTTGTGCGGGGATTAATGGGGATTCTTTGCTGTATGTTCTTTTTGCATTCGCCTATGCCGTCACCAAAGCCTACTGTGTCGTATCGGTAGTTTTTGCAATCGCCGCATTTTAGGTTGATTTCTTGCGCTTCGGGGTCGTCATTCGCGCTAGCTTCATCTTCGGCACTTAGCGGGCTGATTGTTATGCCTCTAAGGCCATCAATCATGCCAGCGGTATAAAGCGACTTAATTAACGGCATTACGCCAGGAAAGCGCTGTTTAAGCTGTTTTTTAAATTCTTCTGTATTTTCTGGTCCACAGGTTATTTTCATTTTTTTTACCAGTAAAAGTAATGGGACAGGGTGTTACATACTATGGGACAGACTAATTTTTATATAAGTCCATGAATATTAAGTAATGTTACAGACGGGACATAGGGGACATACTTTTTCCATGTATGTGAGAGTTTTATTTTTTATAAATTAAAATAATTACTCTCCCGTGTACACGTAGAGGGTTTAGTCTGTCCCCTCTGTAACATTAGTTATTTATCAATAACTTAGTATGTCCCATTGCTATGTCCCATAGGGGGCCTAGTCTGTCCCTCTGTCCCATGATTTGTTTAAAATTCCTTATATTTGTCCACTGCAGCGCTAAATTCAGCAACACATTGGCCTAGCCAAGCGGATTTACTTTGCGCTGGATCATCAGGTTCTGTTTTCTGCAGTGGAAATAGAAAGCGTTTTTGTTTTTGTTTGGTACCATCAAGGTATCGAGCCAGTTTTTTATCCATGCCTTGTCGTTTTGATAATGCATGTACAAGTTGGTTCATTGATGTGGCCCTTACGCCTTGCTGGGCAGTCCAAACTTTATAGAGTTCATAAATATCTGAGGATAAAACGGGCATAATAGGGATTCCTTCTAGTTCGCCGCCCATCCAATCATCATAAAAACGCAGCACGTTATCTTTGCTTAGATCAATTAGGTCTTTTTTAGCTTGGGTTTGTGGTGGCTTGGTGTGTTCGTTGAAGTCGCCTATCGGCAAGTTTAGTAAGTAATCATGTAGAGCTTCAGATCCGCCGTCTCTTATTTCGGTACCGACTGCTTTGTAAAAATCGGCACTGAGTTTTTCAGGTGTCCAGACAACAGCATAACGGCGGTCATCTTCTTCAAGGACGACAGGCATGTGCTCGTTTGACAGGAATACGAGGTTGACGTGGTTTTTTTCATCGTAAGCAATTTTGTTTTTTGTATTTACGCGAACCCAATCGCCGGTAATGATGCCTTTTAGTTTATTTTTAATGTGCCATTTTTCTGATCTGGCAATGACCTCATCGGCAATAAGGAATAATTTCTTGCTGATCCAATCGGTAAATTGGTCTTCAATAGCTGATTGGTCAATGGTTCTGCCGTATTGCCCGTAGATTGACATGACGGTTTCAAAGAATAGGTTTTTGCCGGTGCCTTGCGGGCCGTGAATAACGACAGCGCTTTTCATTTTTGCACCAGGGTGTTGTATAGGGTAAGCGAGCCATTTTAAAATCCAATCATAAGTTAGCCCTTGGTCATTGCATCCCATGCACATGTAATCAAGCAGTTCTAAAAGGAGTTCACACTTGCCTTTTTGTGGCGTTGTTGGCCATTTATCAAATAGGTTACAAGTGATGTTTTTATCTTGCTTGCTAGGATCAAAGCCGACTTCTTCCATCATGACTAAATCACGATCATGTGATTCTTGCCATGTGCGATGTATTTCACGTGAGACACAGGCATCACGCATGTCGGTCAGTTTGATTATTTTGTGAAATTTGCGATCAAAAACAATGCCGCCTTCTCCGTATATTAATGAGAAGCGAGTGAGTAATTCTGCAGTGGTATCAATAGGAACAAGTTTTTCTGTATCATCCCCACCCCCCTGTTGAGTGGACCCGCGCGGATTTAGCGCAATGCGAAAATTGAAGTCATCGAGTGCTTTGTCGACTTGCTGAAGCACCAGGTGCAGCCCATCTTTCATATGAACGTCGTTGAAGTCGGTCAGTTTGCCTTGGTTTTTGCAGTATTGTTTGAATCGTTCGTCTTGGTCTACAAATTCTGGCTTGATCCATTTACAACCCAGTTGCATAGCCGCCAAGCTTGCAACATCAATACCAGCATTTTTCTTTTTGTGAGGTTCGCCGCAGGTTGCACAGCTTGTGCCGTTGTGTAAATTAACGGGTGCTTTGCATTCTGAGCACCGAGATAGGCTGTCATCATCAGCACATATAATTATTTTTACGCTTGGGTAGCGTTTGCGCATTGCTTCAGCAACGGGCAATATATTATTAGCATCAAAGGCGATTGCAACGGGTAATGTTGTTGCTTGATGTAAGCTTGCGGCGGTAGCGTAACCTTCTGCAATCAATAAAACGCTTTGCGGTGAGCCAATTAAGTGGAAATGGCCTTTCTTGATAAGACCAGCAGGCCAGTATTCTTTATTGCGACCTGTTTTTTTGATGCGATCTGCATGCTTTTTGCTATCCAGTATAAATTGCAGACCGTGAATTTGACCGTTGGCATCGGTCATGGGAATCATTAATGCGCCTTTTTCAGTAAAGCGGCCCCCAAAATTCTGCACTTGTTTTTTATCAAAGTAATCAATGTGCCCTTCAGCACTACCAGCACGCCAAGCGTTATCTGATCGCTTAGCTGCTTTTGATGCTTGTTCTTTACGCGCATATTCAGCACGCTTTTTATCTTCTTTGATGCGTTTCCGAATCGCCGCTTTTTGCTCAGTGCTTAGTACGGTTTCAGTATTGCTCAATTCAACTTTAAGCGCACCGTTATCAGCTCCTTGCCAAATACCATAAGATCCGACTAATAGAATATCGCCAGAATCTAATCGCATCTCATGCAAAATATACCAGCCGCGTCTTTCACGACCACCATCAACTTTGCAGCGAGTCATACGACCCACCTGCAAAGAATCAACCTCTAGCCCATGACCAGTCAGTTGCAATAAAACATCATCATAATTTTTCATAGTTCAGTAACTCTCAACCTAACTAACTACCCAATTATCGCGAGCATCTTTACCCGCAACAGAGAATGCTAGGAAGGACCCATTGCCTGGCTTACTTAACAAATCGTTAGTGCTTCTCATGCTTTTAAATCCTTCTCTATATAGTGGGGGCGGGGGCTTCAACAAGGTCTAAGGTAAGGGTCAGAATGGAACATCATCATCAAAATCATCAGGTGCTGTTTGGGGTTGGCCTGCAGTTGGTGGTTGCGGTGCTGGGTTAGTGTCTGATCCTTTACCACCCAACATAATCATCTCGTTTGAAACAATCTCAGTGGTATAACGATCTGTACCGTTTTGATCTTGCCACTTACGCGTTTGCAATCGGCCTTCAATATGAATCTGGCTGCCCTTCTTTAACCATTGGTTAGCAACCTCTGCTAATTTGTTAAACATAACAACGCGGTGCCATTCCGTTTTATCTCTACGTTCGCCGCTTTGCTTATCCTTCCAGCGTCTTGTGGTTGCAATGCTTAACGTAACAACTTGGCTGCCATTTGGCATAAGCCTAGCATCAGGATCAGCCCCTAAATTTCCTATCAAAGTTACTTTATTCAGCACTTACAACACCTCATCCAAAAAAACTTGCAACTCTTTATCTAGCCAATCACACGCATGCGCCGCCAAATAAATAGGCG